GGTTTATAAATATCGTATCATTTTCAGGTAGCTCATAATTGCTCGGCAGGTCGCAAACATCGTAAAGAAACGGCACTTCCAAATCAATACTGAATGTAACCCCCGCCACAATGTCCTCAAATTTATCCTCAAAAAATTCAAAGGTCGTGGATCGGGTAAACCGCCACGGCTGTTTTTCCCATCCTATTTGACCTAACAAATCATTCGCTACCTGCTCCATGTCGCTCTGTACTTCTAATTCAGTAGTATGAAGCACAATATCCGCAACCGTTACAAGCACCGTATGGGTCTTTATTTTACCCTCCGTTGTGCTATTGCCCATTGTCATGAACACCGCCGGGTAGGTAACATCCTTCACCTCGTTATGCAGGAAGTAGTCAGCATTTACGACCTTTGCCGTCCTTACCTGCCGGTGGTCGGTTGCTATCTTTTTTAGTTGTATTGCTATTTGGTTTCTGGTCATGCTTTGCGAAATAATCTTTTAATTTTTTAATAGTCTTTTTACTATACATTTTTAAACGGTTTTTGGCAATCTTCGCAGTTCTTAAATTCATCATAAGGCATACCCAAATAAATACCCGGGAAGTATGCGTCACGCTTCGGCACTACCGTATCGGCACGGCTGCCCGGATTGATATATAAAGGGAACTTTGCGTTATTGCTTTCCTCAACTAAATACTTCACCAACCTTTGCCCGTAATATTCCGCACGGCTTTTGAACTTATTCTTTAAATCAATCAGTTCGCTCATGCTTACATTTTCGCTTCCCTCGTTCGTCTTTTTCAAAACACCCTTATTCCAGTATTGATGCGTCAGGGTATCGGTAAGCTCCGCTACCACGTAATAAATAAGGCAATCCCTTACATAGCTTTTTAGCAGCGTTATTTCGTCGGCTGTTAGATTATTGCCTTCGATACCAACCTGCAAGCGTTCGTAAAGTCCTGAGCCTAATAATGGCAAAATATACATATCCTGACAAACCTTTATTTCAGGCACAATCATTTTGCTATCAATATTTGAGTGGATTTGCGTCCGCTCATAAATATTCTCAGGGCTTATAAACAAAGTATCTCTCATTTTTTATTTTTTACGAATAACAAAATTTTGCACCCAACGATGTCTGCATGATGGGGAACGCTCACCATCAGGCTTAGTCCACCAACCGCCACGCCTATCCCATACGCTGTAACCTAATCTCATGCTCATTGTTTCAATGTCGGCACGTGAAAAGAATTTATCCATATCTAAAAGCCTACGGCAAAAATCACGATTACGGCTGTCTTTGGGTCCTTCATAGCTATACATTATCTTTTGCTCGTAGGTACGTGGCTTTTTATCAGTTAGCTCACTCAAAGGCTCGGGCATGGTGCGCTCAATGATTTCATCAACGCCTATCTTTTTAACGGCTGCAACTATTAACCCACCTTCTGCAAGGCTCTCGATAATATCCGCAACTTCATCAACAGGCATTTTCAAAGCCTTCGCAATTACTTCTGGAGTAATCCTTTTATCCTTTTTTATAAGGTCTAAAATATTAACCTCCTTTTGTGTAAGCTCTTCCTGAAAATTGAAACGGGGGCGGGATGCAATTACATTGAAGTTGTCTTTGCTCTCTCCATGCGCCGCAAATTCTGCAAGTAATAATTCATCATTATCTTGTGCGCTAAACTCCATATCGTTATCAATAGATAGCATTACATTAATTTCGTCATCAGACAAACCCAATGAAGATTTAAGCAATAACTTAGCCTGCTCCTTATTGATACGACCTTTCTCGAAATTGCGGATAATACGATTAACCCCCTGCCATTGCCGCCCGGTAAGGTTTTTCAGATTCTCATTAACGGTTGCGGACGGTTGCGCTGCTACCGGCTGCCCAGCGGGTTGCACGGCTTCCGGATACTTTGTCAAATCAATACCCAGCTTTTCAAGTATCCACGCCTTCGGAGCAAATTCTTTTATCGTATTTTCACTAAATTCAAAGGCAATAGGCTCAATCGGAGTAATCACCATTTCGCCCTGCATACCAAACAAAGTGCTAATTTCAGTAAACAAAGTTTCTAACGCCCTTTGTTTATCGTTTACGTAGGTCGTTTTAAAGATTTCGAAGCTGTCACGCATCTCAGTCCGCCCGCCTAATTGCCCCTCAGACTTAATACCAAACAAAATGGGGCTTGTAATTTGATGCCCTACAAATATCTGCTGCTCGGTTGTCTTATTCAGAATGTCAAAATGCTTGTCAAGGTCGGTATTGGATAAATCTAAAACGGTCGGCGCTTTTGCAGGGTCATCGCTAAACGACAAAACAATTCCGCCCGCATTTTCACTTCCCGTGAATTTCTTTTTGAATTTGGTCTCAACTACCTGCTGCTCTTCAGGCGAAGGCTTACCTTCATTGAAGTTAATAAGCTTGCTGCTAAACATACCATTCTTAATAGTGCTTAAATGGTATTTAGAAAGTTCTATATCAATTTCAATCCAGTTGAGCGCACCAATATAACCCGGATAGGAATAAGACTCTAATCCCGGTCTATATTCTTTATAAAATAATATCTGCTTACCTTCTTTTACCGCCGGATTGTAAGCCGCCACAATCTCAGGTTGCGTCCGTGTTGATTGCGTCCAGTCTTTAATAAAATATTGAGTGTTATCCTTATTCGTGCGCACCTTGTGGTAAGGAATATGATAAACCGCGCCAACATTGCCGAGAGCGTTATAATGCAGCTCAAGATACACACCGCCAAAAATCTCAATATCTGTTGAAACCTTTTTGAGTAAATCATTTATCGTTTCGTTCTTATTTGGTACCAACTCCTGCCCGCTATTGTCTTTATACGATATGCCATTGCCAATTATGTAATTAACCTTACCCAACACAATACCGTTATGCTTACTGCTTTTATTCAGCTTTTCCAAAAGCATATTAGGGTAAAGATTGTCCTCCCCAAATTGCACGTAACCTTTGCCGGGTAGTTCAACCATTTCAGGCAGCTTAACATCTGCGAACTTTATAAAACTTATATTAGGATGCATCGTACATTTTAAATTTAACGTCCTGTGAATATTGCGTGTAGCTTATGTTCGTATTGTCATCTAAAAACATCAATCCGCTTTCAAGTAATGCCAACCCCGCCGGGTTTACATTCGTAGAGCTTGTTTGCTCATAAATATCATAACGCCACCACCCTTCTTTATAGTTCCCGAAATGAGTATTTACCGGGATGGTAAATTCATTCCACCTTTCTTTATTCGTCGATACATCAAGTAAATACCCTTTGATAAAAGTAACAATATCATTCGTTCCCCTGTTCGTAAAAACAAATAAATAATAAGGGCTTTCAATAGTCTGCTTTTCTTTGAGAGTGCAGATAATTGTCGCCGTCGTTCCTTTTACAAATTTAAACATATCTATTTATAAATACCGATAAACAAAAACCCCGCCCAAAAGAATAAGGGCAGGGCACACATTTAAACCAAACAAACAAAACTTAAACTATCCAGCAGTTTCAAGGGCTGAGGCAACGCTGCTATTAACTTCAACCATTGGTTCGGGTTCGCTACCTGCAAAAGTCAAATCGAATCCACTACGGTCTCCGAATGCAGTTCCCGTGCCCATAGTTCCGGTTGTCAAATCAATTCCGTTTCTTCTACCCACTAACCAATATTTGCCATTGTTATCTTTAGCAACGGCGATAAGGGTATTTTGAGCTAACAATTTGATTTCATTGCGGACTGCAACGAGTAACTTATTAACTACTACTTTAACCTCGGAAGCGTAAAATACCGTTCCGTTTTGTACGTTCCCGGTCAAAGTTTCAGTAAGCGAACCAGTTTCTTTTGGTAATTCGTATTTCCAAAATCTTTTTCCGGCTGCTTTTGTAATTCCTGTTACAACCCCACTGGCATCAACAATAGAGGTTACATTACCTTTCTCGATAAAATAAACTTCTACTATACCGCCCGAGGAGTCTTTACAGTCTAATGTATATCCCGCCGTCAAACTACAAGGCATGACTATTAATTTTAAATTTTTATAAATGAAAGGGGGTTTTTACACCCCCTTATAAATTAGGCTTCGAACTTCACAATCTCATCAACAAAGGCGAACTGAACACCGATTTTCATGCGGGCTGTGAATTTGATGTTTTCATCATCTTCGCTCCAGCGAATCCAGAATTTATTCTCTTCGTCGAGTAAGTCAGTACCTAAGAAGATGTTAGACATTCTGAAAGCGTAGATGTCATCAGTGCCATCTAAACCGTGAACAGGGATTACTTTGTAAGATGTACCCGGAACGGTAAATGCAGCGCTGTTATCGTCAATCTTCGCATCAGGTGCAAAGTGGAACAAGTTAGCATCCACATAAGCCTGAATTAAATAAGCGAATACATCCCATCCGCAGAATATACGAACATCATCTTTACCTTTGATTTTAGCAGGTAACCCTTTAATAACTGCATTGATTGCGTTCTTTGCAATTGTTGTAGAAGTTATCCCAGTTGCAGGCGTACCGTAGAATCCAGTTGTGTTTGCATTTACAACTGAACCACCAGCGGCAGTGATTAAGGTTTTGATACCGTCGAACTTATTTAAAAGTCCGTTAGTACCTGCTGAACCAGTGCTATTAGCAGTCCACAAAGCAACCTCAAGAGCTTCAGCGATTTTTTTAGCTTTTTGGTCTGTATAATCAGCAGCGAAGGCAGCAGTAGTGTACTCACCCCCGGCCTTTAAAGATTGTTGGAGGTAGTACGGCTCTAGGTCCTTATCGCAAAGGATTTCGTTTATCTTCACTTTGCCGACCACTAAACTGCGCTGAGTAAAGGTCGTGACGCCCGAAGCGTTAAACCCGCAAGCGCTATCATCCTGAAAAAACACATCGGTATCCATACGACCGATTGCTTCAGAAGATTTAACACCTACGCGAACATTACCCATTTTCAGGATTTCTTGCTGTGTTCTGGCTTCAAAAACTGAGTTCTTAACCAGCAGGTCTACGTTTTGCTTAGTATATGCGGCTAAGCCCGTTACATTGTATGCCATTTTTACTTATTGTTTAAAAAGGTTAATAATACTATTTAATTTTTCTTCTTTGCTTTCAATCTGCTTACCAAATTTGAAACCGCTTTTTACGGGCTCACTGGGTTCAGTTGTAGGCTCTTTTACAAGCTTTTCAACTAACTCAAACAGCCCTTTAATAGCTTCTTCGGACTTAGCAAAAGCAGCTTTTAAATTCACGTTTTCAGTTTCTAATGCTGAAAATTTAGCATCGTAAGCGGCAAATTTTTCATCGTACTTTTTGCCCATATCTTCGGCTTCGGCGGGTGCTTCGGCTTCGGGAGTGGCAGCGGGTTTGATTTCGCTAATTACACCACCTTCGCCAACTACGATAACCGTTCCATCGGCTAAGGTATGTTCACCGGCGGGAGCAGGTGCCATAGTTTCCTTTTCAACAGAAACCACACCTCCAACCTCTAATTTGTCGATGTAAACTTCCGTGCCATCTTTAAGCATATAACCGCCAAATTCTTTCTTTTCGGGAGCAGTAGGCTCAACCGCAGGGGCTGCGGGCATTTGCTCTTCAAATACCAGCGCTTTAACTTTTTGTAATAATTCGATCGGATTCATATCCAATATATACCGATACCGTAAAAAATAGGACTTTCCCCAATGAAAGGCATAAAAAAACCCCCGTAAAAACGGAGGTCGATATTGCAACAAACAAACTCAATTTATTAGGCGATTAAACAAATCAAACCTTTTTTGATTGATTGCCTCAAAGTTATAATTTTTAGCGCAATACTCAAAAAGCATTTTGCCTTTTTCTTTCCTCAAATCTTCGTTTTCAACAAGGGTACGGATATTCTCATTCCAGTTTTCATAAAAGACAATATCTTCGGGAAAATCTAAATAAGGATTGACCTTTGAAGCAATGACCGGGATACCTTTGCCCGCCGCCTCCAGTATCTTTAAATTGCTTTTATAGCCATTAAACTGCGTTTTGCGGAGCGGGATTAACTTAATATCGCTTTCTAAATACATCTGATAATATTCGAACACCGGAAGCCCCCGATATGCCATGTTTGGCAGCAAAGCATCCGCCGTAAAGTGCGCCGCCATTCTTTTCCAATAATATTCCTCTGTTGGATTGCTATCTGAATATCCGCCCAAAACCATTTTGATTTTATCCTTTAAATCGCTATTCAAAACCTTTTTCATTACAGGCTTTAGTATCTTTAAATCATTCTCATGCGATATGCCGCCCGCCCAAAATAACCTAACCGCATCCGATGGGTTTCGCTCATTCGTGAATTGGTTTTGACCGTACGGAATAGCATTCGGTAAAATTTCCACATTTTTGTTATGGTAATAAACCTTTTCCGCTAACCGCTCATGAGTACAGGTAACTAAGTCCGCTTCCTTTAAATGCCTTACAATTTTTACATCAACATTATGCTTGTTGTAGGTATCAAAGTCTAAATGGTAGTTATCCAAAATCCAAAAGTCATCAACATCAACTACCAATTTAAAACCGTGCTTTTTGCGGAGTTCGAAAATATCATCCTTTGCCCAAATCCTGTTTATGTTTACAATGTCGTAATCGAACTCCTCCGGGATGGTATCGGTTATTCGTGCCTTTTCCTTTTTCATCATTGATACCGGAAGCATCAACCGATGGTAACCGCAACCGCTGAAGGATTGCGTTAAAACGAGAATTTTCATTTGTTTGGTTTAATTGTGATTAAATATTTATCAAAAGCTCTTTCAGTTTGTCAATTATATCCTTTGCCGCCACATGATCCGACATTTTAACCGGAAGCATATCGAACATACCCTCCACGCTAAATCCTTTGAATGTGCCGTCTTTCACCTTTGCCCACGCATCGTCTGAATTAACCTTCGCACCTAAAAACCAAGTGCCATCCGGGAGGTCTTCGAATTGCTTCATTTTCGGGATGCCTTTGCTTTCATCTGCTATCCACGATTGAAAGAAAACCATATCCACGGGTTTGTTAGGATTGTGCATCTCATTGCCGTTATTCTGAAAGCCCTTTTTAAAAAACTTTTCAGCAATGATGCGGATAGTTCCCTTTGTGAAAAA